TTATAGAGAAACAAATACAGACTACAATAGAAAATTTTGAACCTAGAGTTGAAAATTTAAATATAGAAGTGTTTCCTAGACCAGATCGTAACGAATTTGAAGTAAATATATACTTTGATATCATCGGACAGCAGTTTCCTTCTCAAGCATTTCAATACATATTAGAAGCCACCAGATAATATGCCTTTTACTAAGTTTACAAATCTCGATTTCGATCAGATAAAAGAGTCGATTAAGAGTTATCTTCGTGCTAATTCCGAATTTACGGGATTTGACTTTGAAGGTTCCAACTTTTCAGTCTTAATTGACACGTTAGCATACAATACTTACATTACTGCCATTAACTCTAACATGGTTATTAACGAATCCTTCTTGGATTCTGCTACTGTTAGGGAAAATGTTGTTTCTTTAGCACGTAATATAGGTTATGTACCTCGTTCTAGGACTGCTGCTAAGGCAACTGTTAACTTTCCTGTATTAGTTGATACTTCAACTGTTCCAAGTAACCAACCAATCTACTTAAAAGCAGGTCTAGTCTGCACTGGAGCACAAGCAAATAGCACATATAGTTTTTCTATACCTGATGATATAGAAGCAAATATGGTAAGTCATGCTGCTAACTTTGGAACTGCTACTAATCCAATTACAGTATACCAAGGAACCTATCTCTCTAAGGAATTTATTGTTGATGGGTCACTTGATCAGAGGTTTATATTAGATAATTCCTTTATTGATACGTCTACAATCGTTGTATACATCAATACACCTATTTCAACTGGAGTATATCGTACAGGAAAGGGTGTTTTATACAAAAAAGTTGATAATATTTTAAATATTGACTCAAGTTCAGAGATATATTTAATGCAAGAGGTACAAGATGAGAGATATGAGTTACTTTTTGGTGATGGTATCTTTGGTAAGAAGTTAGAAAACGAAGCAAAGATCACTGTACAGTATATTGTTACAGATGGTAAAGAAGGAGATGGTCCAAGTAACTTTACTTTCTCTGGAAGTATAGAAAATGCTGATGGAGTCAGCATGGAATTAACATCAACACCCTCAGTAAACACTGTTTCTCGTGCAAGTAATGGTGGAAACATAGAATCCCTTGATTCTATTAAATACTACGCTCCTAGACTCTATTCGGCACAGTATAGAGCAGTTACAGCAAGGGATTATGAGACAATTATTCAACAAATTTACCCAAATACTGAAAGTGTGTCGGTAGTTGGTGGTGAAGAGATGGATCCACCCGAATTTGGAAGCGTTTTTCTTACAATTAAGCCAAAAAATGGAGATTATGTGTCAGATTTTGACAAAAATCAGATACTTTCCGATTTAAAGCAATATTCTTTGACTGGAATTAACCAAAAAATCTTAGATTTGAAAGTTTTGCATATTGAAGCAGAATCATACATCTATTATAACACTGCTAAGGTTGAAAGTATTGATGGATTGAAAACAGAATGTATTCAGGGTCTTACATCTTACGCTAATTCCATAGATCTTAACAAATTTGGGGGAAGATTTAAGTATAGTAAGGTTTTAACCGTTATTGACGAAATTAGTGATGCAATAACTTCCAATATTACAAGAATAAGGATCAGAAGAAACTTAAATGCTCTTGTAAATCAATTTGCACAATACGAATTGTGTTTTGGTAACGAATTTAATGTTAAACCAGGTGGATATAACATAAAAAGCACTGGATTTAAGATTTTAGGTATAACTGATACTGTTTATTTGACAGATATTCCAGATTCTAACCAAAAAACAGGAACAGTAGAGATTGTAAGGGAAGATATAACAGATGGATCAAAAGTAGTTATTGTAGAAAATGCAGGTACAGTAGATTATGTGAAAGGTGAGATAAATCTTACAACTATTAATATAACATCGACTGATAAAGAAAATAATATTATTGAAGTTCAGGCATTTCCTGAATCTAATGATGTTATAGGTCTTCAAGACTTATATTTGAAATTTTCCATTGCTGATAGTTCGATAAATATGGTTAAAGATACAATTACATCTGGGGAACAAATATCTGGTCTTGGATATAATGTTACATCAAGTTATAACAATGGGGAATTAACAAGAGAATAATATGATCACAACAGGTATTGATAAGAGAGTACAAGTTCAGCAATTAATTGATAATCAACTTCCAGAGTTTATATTAGCTGAAAGTCCTAAAACTGCTGATTTTTTAAAGCAATATTATATTGGACAAGAGTATCGTGGCGGTCCAGTTGATATTAGTGACAATTTAGATCAATATTTAAAGTTAGATAACCTAACTCCAGAGGTAATAACAGGAAGAACTGCACTTTCTGCAGGTATTACTACGGATGCTACTACTATTAACGTTGATAGTACCAAAGGATTTCCTAATCAATATGGTCTTTTTAAGATTGATGATGAAATTGTTACATATACTGGAGTAACAACTAATAGTTTTACTGGATGTGTTCGTGGATTTAGTGGAATAACTACATATCATGCTGAAAATGCTCCAGGTGAGTTAGTTTTCTCTACATCTAGTAGTGCGACACATGAGAATGATGCTGTTGTTGTTAATTTAAGTTCTCTATTTTTACAAGAATTTTATAAAAAACTTAAAGTTACTTTAACTCCTGGATTGGAAAATGTAGATTTTGTATCTAATCTAGATGTTAGTAACTTTATTAAGGAAGCGAGAACATTTTATGAAGCAAAAGGAACTGAAGAATCCTTTAGAATACTCTTTCAAGTATTATATGGTGCTGATCCAAAAATTATTGACCTAGAAGAATTCTTAATAAAACCATCTTCTGCAAAATATATTAGACGTGAAAGAATAGTTGCTGAGAAATTATCTGGAGATCCTATAAAATTAACAGGTCAAACTGTATTTAATTCTAAGGATTCTCAAACAAGTGCTTCTATATCAGAAGTTGAACTTGTTACGGGTATTCCTGGAACTACTAATGAGTATTATGCTTTAGATATTTTTGTTGGATATGATGATGAGGAATATGTTACTGGAACTTTTAATGTTCCAGGAAAAACCCGTGTTATAGGTGATGTTAGTGTAGGTTCATCTGTTATTACAGTGGACTCTACAGTAGGTTTTGGTGCTACTGGAGTTTTGGTAGCAGGAAATGCTGATGTTGGTATTAATACTAATATTGTCTATACAGACAAAACAATTAATCAGTTTTTAGGAATTTCTACTACAGGTTCACAATCAATTCAATATGATATTTCTTATGGTAATGATTGTAGATCAGATGAGATCATTTATGGATATGAAGGTGGTGATACAACAAAAGATAAAATTGAATTAAGGATTACTGGAGTTTTATCTGATTTTATTTCTGAATCTCAAAATAGATTATCTTTAGAAGGTGAAACAATACTTGTTAAGAGTATTGGTGAAAAAATAGAAGATAATGATTTATCTCGTAAACAGATTAATGCAAATTCTTGGATTTATAATACATCTACAGTATCTGAAATAGATGATAATATTGCAGGTACTACTGGTAGTTTTGATTTAAAATCTAAAACTAATAGAACAAGTTTAAGGGTTGGGGATACTGTTGGAATTACAACAAGAAGTAGTAATCCATTAGATCCAGAATTTGAAACTCCATTTACTGGTGAAGATGCTACTGCAACCGTAGATGCCATATCAGGTGATGGTTTTAATGTTTCCCTAAGTGATAACTTTTTTGCAAAAACTGGTGTAGATTATAATTTAAGAAGAGTGTTGAATAAAGCATCTTCTACTTCTGATATTACTTTTAAATATGGAAATGATTCATTAACAGCAGATATTCAGAATGTTTATAATGAAAATGATGAATATTTGTATGTTGCTACTAATGGATTACCTTCTTATCCTATTACAAAGGGTCTTGCTAAAGTTGGAATTTCTAGTGCGATTGCAGGAGATACAATTCAGGGATATAATTCAGCTACAAGAAAGTATTCAATAATATCTTTTAGCGAATCTAATATTCCTTTCATAACTGGTGATGAAGTATATTATACTCCAGGAACCATTGATGGTACAAATGCTCTTGAGGGAATCTCTGAAGGAGTATACTTTGTACAGAATGTAGATTTTAACAAAATTAAATTATATACATCAGCATCTTCTTTAGCAAATCCTTCTAGTACTAGTGTTGAATTTACTGTTAAGGATATTACAGGTTCAGTATTTGTACCTCATACATTTACCTTATTAAGACATTATAACCAACAACTTCATTCTCAAGAATTACTTAAAAAATATCCTATAGATGCTGATTTACAAACAGGAGAGGATACAAAGACTCTTCC